CCTATAATTTGTGCTTTAATTGGTGTTATAGGATTTTTAGGTCCGTGATATATTACGTGTTGTCCTATTGCAAAGTGTGATTCTTTTACTGGTTGTTTTTCTACTTTTGCTAATTGATCGTAATAATCTGGCCTTTCATCTATATGAGCAAGTGCTATTTTTTCAGCTGTTTTTTCATCTTTAGTATGTTCTTTTTCTACTTGAATACCTTTTTCTAATTGTTTCTTTAGTACTTCAATATCTACATTATGTTTCTTAGCACTATCTTCTAAACTAGGAACTGGTTTTAATTCTTCTTTCATTGATTGAATCATTTTAATTTTTGATTTAACATAAGCAATCATATCTTGTTTACCGCCGTGGTCTGGATCTGATTCTAATTTTTTTAATCTGTCTTGTAAACTTTTTAATATAGCTGGTTTGTCTACTTTGATTTCTTCTGTTAAAGGTTCGTGTATTACATAACCTTGTTTTAAATATTTTTCTAAATCACTTCTATCAATTGTAATTATTTTTTGGTCACCTTTAATAGAAATCATTTTGTATTTTGTTACTTTAGACATTTCTACTGCTTCTTTGTAATCAACCATTTTACCTTTAAATCTATCTTTATTCTTTTCATCTCTCCAAGATTGAATTATTTTGCTTGGTGGTACTTCGTAGAAATCAACGTTCTTCAAAACTATTGTTCTTAAATAGTCTAGGTAATCTTGTGGTATTTTTTCTTCGGCCATTCCTTCTAAACCAGGAACTTTAACGTTTGTTATTTTAACACCTCTAAATTTTCTTTGAGTTGTCTTTACTGCGGCTAATGCTGACACAAAAGGTATTAAAGCATTTTTTAATTTTTCTAATGAACCATCATCTAATTTGTTTAATATATTTGATAATTGATTTGCTCTTGCTGTAGATATTTGTTTATTTTTAAGAGGGTCAAATTCTTTTTTAAGTAAAGCAATTTGAGCATCCGTAAATTCTTTCAATTCTGTTTCTTCTCCTAATACTTTTTTAACTAAACTAGCATTTAGTTTTAATTCTTTTGCTATATCTTCTGAAGTTTTACCATCTTTTTGCATTTGAAATATTTTTTCAAAAGATGTTTCTTCTATAAAAAAAGATTCATTTATTTTAGGACTATACTTTAGATAATCGTGGACGGTTGTAACATAGTCACAAGCGTTAGTAATTTTTGATTGTACCCAAGCTGGTAATGGATTACCATTTTCTGGTGTTCCTTCTAACATAGCAGATATAGCTAATGCTCTATCAGCGATTGTTTCACACTCTCCACGAGCCATTGATATTTCGTGGTCTGAAGTTTCTTTTTCTAAAGCTTCAACTTGTCTATAAAGTTGTTTTGATGTTTTAATAAAACTCATATTACTTGTTAGCGTAATCCTTAAAAGATAACATTTTCTTTTTAACTTCGTCTATCTTTGACTTATAATTATCGCCGTACCTTTCTCTATATTTATCTATTGTTTCACTTGAACTTGCCCAATACTCAATATCCTGTGTAGTTACCTGAACGTTATTATCTTCAGGTTTACTTGGTTTATATGATGAACCTTGATAGTTTGGGTCATAATTAGGTTCTCCTGGTGTCATTTTTGAAGTATGTTGTGCCCAATCGTGGCCTACATCATACGATTCTTTCTTGTCAATTGTCATTTTAATCAATTCTTTCTTAAATTCACCAAACATTTTTTTATACTTTAACGTATGAACGCTTGGTTTAGTTTTTGCTTTTTCATCTCCTGGAGCAGGTTTATATGGCCCTTTTGTTGTATCTTGGCTTCTAAAATGAGCTGCTCGTCTTTCTTTATCTGATTTTGATAAATCTTTATAATATTTTTTAGGTTGTGTTCCTGGTTTTTTACTTACGGTTTTATCTTGTGGTAATGGATCAGTATGGCCAGCCTTTTCTTGTATTTCTGAAACTGCTGTAAAACCATAATCAACATCTAAATTATATTCTCTTACTGCTATATCTTTATCTGATGATATAGGCACACAATCCCAAATCCAAGATTTGTGCAAATTATTATTTGTATCTTCTAATACAATATAATTTGTACCTCGTCTTATTACTTTTCCTTTTATATCTAATTTGGAGTTATGTGCTTGTTCTCCAATATTGAATATCATTTCTCTAATATATAAATCTCTTACTTGTTGTGCTTCAAATGTTTCTAAACTCACTATTGGTTTATTTTCATATCCACCAAATGCGTCCCAAGATGAAGCAGCCAAATTCATACCTTTTCTGATAGTATTAAATAGATCGTGTTTTTCTTTTCTATCTAATGTATTAGGTACGCCTTGTGAAAAACTTGTAAAGTTGCCTGTTCTAGCATAAGCTCTTAATTTACTAGCACTCATACCTACAGCTCCTTCTTCGTCAGGATCTCTTTCACCTGCTGACACAACTTTAATATCTTTGAAGTTATAATAACCGTGGCGACTTTTTACATCATTATATTTTTTAAGTATACCTTCAAATTCTCTTACTCTATCACTACCTACTACCATTGTTATAGAAGTAAATCCTTTATTATATAAAGAAGTAGCAATTTCTAATACCATATTAGAAGGATTAATTTGTATTTTACTAGAGTGTTTAGGAAATATCTTTTTCATAAAGTAAAGTTTATCATTTACTTTTAATGGATTTTTAGTGTCATCATATGATCTACTTAAATATATTTTGTAATCTGATGTAGGTAAAGAAGCCACTTTTTGTATTAACTTTTCGTGGCCTATTGTAGGTGGATTAAATCTACCAAAAGTAAATGCTACTGACTTTTCAGCTGCCTCTTTTATAGAATCTATTTCAGCATCCGTTACTTGACCATCTTCTAATATTTCTTTTAATTTTTTATAGAAAGTTAAATAATGATATTTCTCTAACATTTTATAAACAACGTTTTTAGGTAATTGATTTTTTCTACCAAAAGCTTTTATTTCTTCTGGTGTCATATCAGTAGCAAAAGCATCAGCACGGTCTTTTAATACTGTATTACCAATATCTACTAAATGTTTAATACCATCTTCTATTTCATCTAATTTAGTATTAATTAATTCTTGTAAATTCAATACATCATCAGGATTTAATTCTTTTAATTCAGTATAATCTATAATATCTCTTTTTAATTCTCCTTGTACAACATCTAATTCTCTTACTTTTTTCTCAAAGTCAGCAGCATATGCTTTAGGATCAAACTTAAATTCTTTTGCTTTTCTTATAAATGTATTATTTTTAATATCAAATACAGCATCAGCCATTTTATCGTTTGTTTCTTTTACGTTTGGATCTGTAATGATATAATAATTAATAGGATGTTTTGTGCCTGGTACTAACATACCATTAATATTTCTTAATGACTTGGCCAATTCTTTTCTGACTACATCTCTATCTGGTAAAGGTACATCAAATAATACATTTACATCTAAATCGGCATCATCTCTATAAGTTTTTGTAAGTATAGAACCAACTAAACTATATTTTAATACAGGCCGTATGTCATTAAATTGTTTAATTTGATTTTGTATAATGTCTAATACAGATTGTTTTAATTTTGGATTTTCTGTATCGGCATTATCAAATACACCTTTGGCGTATGTACGTCTAGGTATATCTATTATAGCTTCTTGTATTAATCTAAACATCTTTTCTTTTTGCCATTCTTTCTTTTGCCATCCATCTTTTAGCAATATAACTTTTTATTGGTGTGTTTAATAATCTTCTTACAACGCTATTAACTTTATTCATAGTTAATGTAACTAATTCTTGTTCTGATTGACTGTTATCTACAACTACGAAATTTGTCAAACCAAAAAGATTTTGAAATTTACCAATATTATTTTGTACACCTTCCCAAGATTTTTTTGTAATATATTCTGGCACAACTCTTTCTCTTTTTGCGTTTCTTTCTAAAGCTACGTTTAAGCTTGTGTTTACAAACACCATATAACAATCATAACCTAATTGTTTTAATAATCCATATTGACTGTGTATAATGTTATAATCTCTACCTGTAGCGTCTATAACTAAACCTAATCGGCCTTTTACGTATAAATCTAATTGGCTTTCTACAGTAGCTTTTGCTTTTGTTCTTAATATATCTCTAAAATATTCTTCTTCGTCTGGCATAGATAATGATAAACCAACTTTCTTCAAACTATTTTCAAATACTATATCTGAATTAACTACTTTTAATCCTGTACCGGTAAATACGTTTCTAGCTACAAAAGATTTACCTGAACCTGGCCCACCTGCTAGAAAAAAGGCCTTAAATATATTAGGGTCGTAAAGGCCTTCTGAAAGTATTTGTTCGTATGATTTCATTATGATACCTGCATTGTTCTAGGAATATCTACTAAAACTCCTTCGCCAAAAACATTCATTTCGTGTGTTCCTGTAGCTGTTTTTAATTGAAGTTGTATATCGGTTTTTTCGGCATATCTAAATGGTATTCTTCTTTGTATATTCATTTGATTAGAAAAAGTTGTTCTTGCTACAACGTATTCTTGTCCTGCTGGTGTACGAGTAAAATTTCTAAAAATGCCAGGTTTTTCTGATGTACTATCATTTGAAAAAGCATCAAGGCGATATAGATAAAATTCTTTGCCTGCCGGTACTGTGTAAATACTTGCTTGACTTCGTCCATCGCCGGCTCTTATACCTGCATAGTTAACAGTTTTTCCCGTATTTTGTATTGTAATTAATCCAACATTTGTTGTACCTGAAGTAAGTATTACATCATTAATTCTAAAAAAAGGTATAGTTGTATTTACATCACCACCTCCGTTAAGAGTTACTGTATTTGATATTTGTGCATAGTTAGCATCTAATCCTTGTATAAGTAAAGTTTTATTGTTATCACTTGCACTTGCTGATGTTACTGTCATTGTGATAGCAGTACCAGGATAAGCATAAGCAGTAGCAAATTCCCAAGCAGGAATAAAACTTGTAGTTACTGATTCTTGGTAACCAAAAATATTTCGTATTTCGGAACCTCTAATCAGGCCTCTACTAATTTGTATATTCTGTTCTGTTAAGTATCCTACTGCCATATTTTTTAACTATCTACTTTTTTATGAAATGAAATCATATGCAATTTTAAGTTTCCACCATCAAAATATTTGTTTCCTCTTTTACTAATACATCCATAAGGACACGTATAAATTTTAGATTTCATTCTTGCTTTTGAAATATTTGTTTTTCCTTTTTCGCTCATACTATATCCACCAGGATTTCTGGAAGTTTGACCACCCTTTCTATGCCATTCATTTTTTTCTTTAACTGTTAAACGACTATAAAAAACTTTAGCTCCTTTTATACCAGCTTCTGTAGCCCATTTAAGACCTTCGTGGTTATGAATTTTAGCGTGTTCTTCTGGAGAAACAGCTATTAAATTTTTAGAATCGTGGTTATAAGGATTAAAATCTATATGATGAATATGATAACCTTTTGGTATTTCTCCAAAATGTTTTCTATATATTTTTCTATAAATTCTTTGTTCGGTTTTATGAGCTAATCCCATTAATCTAAATCTCCTACTGTTTGTTTTGCTGACCACATACGGCAACTCCAATATCTGGCCTTCCATTTAGGGCCTGGATTATCACAGTTGTGTCTTGCTCTAAAAGATTTTCTTCTAGCTGGATCGTCTCTTTTAATTTCCATATTAGGGTCACCAAAATTTACTTTTACAACATTACCTTTTTCGTTTCTTACATAAACAGAAAACTTTTTAGGCCCACCTGATGTTCTAATTGGATTGTTTAATGTTACTTTTTTACCTTGATATTCTGCTTCTTCAACAATCAAATCATCATATGTCATTCCTTCACAGACTATATCTATTTCTTCTTTTGTCTTTTCATATTCCTTAAATGTTTTCATATTATCCTCTTACCCAATCTTTGGCTATGTTGAAATTTGCTCTACTAAACTCTAGCCTATCTACAAGTTTAACAGCACCTCTTACTCTATCAACGGCCACATATCCTTCTGGATTTGTTACTCTAAATCCATCAGGCGTTCTTATGAAATGGCCTATTGATTGTATTTGATTTAGTTTACGTATTAAAAAGTTTTTTGCTCTTTGTAATGATATATGGGTAGCAATAGCAAAATATATTGAATTTTTATTTCTATCTATGTAATCTAAACCACCATCTCTTATTTTTCTATATTTGTTTTTTGTTTCTTCTTTTGAAACACCATCAATTTCTTTTTGCAACATATTAGCATAATATGTTCTGAACATATCTATTAATTCTTTTACTTTGGCCATATCGCCTTGTGAATTTCTTATGTAATAATTAAAAAATGTTTTTAGTTTGAAACCTACTGCTAATGAATCTGTACTATTAAAATCATCTAAGAGAGAAGATGACTTATATAAAGAACCTTCTGCCATCGCTATAATATTATCAAACTGTGCCATTTCTGATTTATTAAATGTTGCTGAACCTGATGCATCTGAATAAGTGGCGTCTGCTATAAAAACTGATGAAGCACTTGGAAAACCTCTTACGTTACCAAAACTTGCTACTAAATTTTTCATATCTTTTCCTGTGTACAATGTATGAAAAACGATTCCTAATCTTGCGCCGGCAATTCTTCTACCTATTTGACTATCTCTAGCCACGGCATATGTAATTGTATTTGGTGTAAATGTGTAATAATCTTGTTCATCTATTGTGGTTGTTTTAACATCACCTTTTGTAAATAGTAAATCGCCTTGAAGTATGCCTGATATACCTAGTTTAGATAACTCTCTTAAACATACTATAAGTTTTCTAGCCAATTCGCCATCGTGGTTTTTAAGTATGTCACCTGTTGAATAATTGATTTTTGGATTTACGTTGAATACTGATTTTGTACCAACAAAGAATTTACCGTTTTCTGGATTAATGCCACATATAACAGCAGGCGCACCGTCCCATTTAACTGTTACGTTAAGACGGCCACCAACGTGGCCAGTAAGCATTTTTTTGATTGACTTTAGAAAGTTAACGGCATCTTTGCCGCCTTTAGAACCTCTATCTATTATAGAGTCCTCTAAGTGTTCCAAATGGGTATTAGTACCCTTTGTAATAAATCCCTTAAAACTAAACATTTACCTCTCATAGTTCCCATAAACAAAATCACGTAATCCATTTAATATATCAATTAGTACTATTTATAATTATTTAATGTTATCGCATAGAAATTTAGGTATACCACCATTCAATTGCCATTGTCGGTTCTTGTTCTGGAAGTTAACTAATTCTTCTATATCTTCTTCAAAAAAAGACTGTTTTATAATAGTACCTGTAGGCCTTTCAATAGCCTGCCAATAGATATGGCCTTTTTTCTTAATCAATTTTTTTTCATAAGACAATTGCGTACCTAAATGGCCAGGTCTTCTGTCACTTTTATGAAATCTTACTTTTTGTTTTTTCATTATTGAATATTCATATCCCAAGCTATAATTTGTTTAGTTTTTTTACCTTCTAATGGTGAAGTAAAATGATTTATAAATTTAGGCAAAACTACTATCTGGCCTTCTTGTACAGGAAGTGGATAATAAATTGTTCTGTCTGTTATATAATCATTCCAAGGTTGAACATATTGTGTTACAGGAGCACCTTTAGGAAATTGTAAATAAAGTATGCCTGTTAATCCAGTTGAACCGTGATTATGTGGTGAGTGATATTCACCTTGTTTATAAGTTACTGACCAAACATCAGATATTGCTATATCTTTTTTAATTTTTTGGCTTAACATATTCAGTTCTTCACCTAAAAAATTAGTAAAAGCTTCTACTAATCCTGTTCTATCGCTTTGTCTGTTTGTGTGAAATGTTTGTATGCCGTGTTTTTTATCAGGATACGATTTGAAAAGTTTTGTTAAACTTTTTTTCTTTTCACTCCAATTTAATGTTGGTATTGTGTAGTATGGTATATTAAACAATGTTTCTTGTATCATATTATTCCTTTATTATTTTCATTACTGTTTCAAAGTTTTCTTCAACGGTCCAAACATTTTCTCTGGACCATAGTTTTACTTTAGCGCCTTCTTCTAATACATCTTCAAATATAACAGACACTTTGTTTATATCTATTGCTATTTTTTTGCCTTCAAAAGGTGCGGCTGCGTTTGTAAAAGTCTTAAAATTTGTCATTTATACTCCTATATTTTGAAATCTGAAAACTTATCATAACTTGTTTTCACTTCTATTTGTTTTTGGTTGGCATCTACAATGTTTTGAGCATTGTTAGATACATCATATAACTTCATCTTAGCTCTATCTACACCTATAATAAAGGCACGATTGACACTTGGATCATTATAACGATTCTTTAATTGTTTTACTTTCATTTGACCTAGAGCTTCTAATTCTTCGTTTGATATTAAAGCAAACATAAA